GAACCTGATGTATCTATAGCAAGTAACATGTGTTGCTTCATCTTGATCTTCAGACCTGGATTGTCAGAATATCTTCTATTCTCTTTTCTGCGGATCTTCTTAGTAAACACCCTTGTGCTAGTTCCAGTAAACCTACGGATATACCCACGCCAGTCAAACTTAGGCTTCTCTAGTTTATTAGCTTCTATCAGATAATCTTTGATATGTCCGGGAATAGTACCACGTTTCTTCTCAGTTTGCTCAGCACATTCTTGTAGAAGTCTGTCCATTTGCTTTTGAATCAGCTTTTGTTCTGCTTCAGGCAAGTTTTCAAACTCCTCAAATGTACTATGGTCAGGTAACTGTACAGTAATCTCACCATTAGGACCAACTTGTATAGTTATAGTACCTTCACCAGCAGCCATAGCATCACACATCTTATCAAAATTCTCACACCCAGAAGTTCCTGTTTGTTCTTTTTGTTTCTGTGCTTGCTTCAGCTTCTCATAATAATACCGGCAACCCGCTTTCCTATCAAGATTCAGTTCAGAATAATCATCAATATTAATCCCACCTTCTGGTAGAAGCTCTGGATCAATATACTGGTTAATCTCCATGTCCATGGCAACATTAGCCATTCTCTTGTCAGGGAAATTAAAATACATACTCAAATGAAAGTATGCTATGTGCAATAACTCATGCTTTAGTAAGCCAATCCGGTGATTCTCACTGAGATCATTCCAAAAGTCTTCATTGATAGCAAGCTGATAGTTAATACCGTTCTTACTTACACCCGCAGTAGGAACTCTTTTATTGTCCCATACTTTGTTGAGCATAAGAAGAAAGAACCCATAGAAGGGCTCTTTCCACATCAGCTCTTTACTGGCTTTACCTAAGCTGTCTTCTCTTGTCATTGTTTAAGTTTTAAATTAAAGTCCAATTTGTCAATTGGATAACCAAGTGCAGAAAGACTATTAGTAAGATCTTTGACGTGTCTCTCCAAGAACAACTCAATTGATTCTTTACTCACACTGTTCTCTACCATGATTGCCAATGCCCGTGAATAAGTTACAGGAGCATCTTTAAGACCATCATAGGTATTAAATACATTAGATAGTGTAGCACCTGCTTTAGCAGTATTCTCTACCCAATCATTAATAGTAAATTTACTGAATTTATAGAAGTATAGCAAATAGCCAAGGTCTTCTTTTTCAGTAAAATCATGTGCATCAATAGCTTTAAAAGCCATATATCCATTCTCCTTATCTGAGGAGGCCAACATATTCATAATGTTCTCTGCTTCTTGTTTTGTTACTTTCATCAGTCTTCAATTTTAAGTGTTCTAATCATCCATTCTTCAGGCTTACCACTCTTAAGAGCTTTAACCCATTCTTTAGCACTTGGAATATATCCAAAGCAATCTTCCTTTACATGCTGTTCAGCTATGTACCGGACATATACTTCCTTGCCATCAGAGTTGGTAATAGTCATACCAAATCTTTGCTCACATTCAAATATACCTTCACTATGATGTCTAAACATTCTATGTTCAGAATGTCCTACCCAAGCTTTAGTAGCATCAAACCAGTTGTGAATCTCTAAGTAGTCAAGTGGACTACCACCAAACTTCTTGGCTGATGATCTTGCATGATCAAAAGGATGAGCCATTACATATTATTTATTTGTTCTACAGCATCTTCTTTTGCTTGTTGATAGCCTTCAGCACGTGCCTCTTCTATCAAATCTTCAGCATATTCAATTATCTCTTGCTTTAATTCATCTGTTAGAGTTTGAGTATCCAAACTTTCTAACCAAAATCTAAAATCACCTGTTATCATTCTGCGTTATCTCTTAAGTTACCCCTATGCCCATATGTTTCAACTTCAGTAATTCTTATATTATTTCTAATAACAAATTCTCCAGAAGCTACATGTAAATACAAGACACCAAATCCGCCTTCATTATTCCACCAGTCTTCAATGTCATCTAGACACTTGCCGTGTATATAATTATCAAGAGCAATGTATGTATCATTATCTATTAAACTTCTCAAATCAGGAGCAGACCATATATCATCAATTTGCATTTCAATATCATCAGCATTCTCTATTTCAACTGTAGTATATCCAATTTTTTCAATAGCTCCAGAGTCTCCACCGCCATCATACTGTACCATAATACCGGTAACTCCATAGTCACTTAATTTAAGTAAAAGACTAGTCACTTCAATTTCTGTCATAATCCTGCTTTTTTAATAAAATGTTTTGCTACTTCAGGAATGTGTTTCTTGTAGTAAGGTTGATTGTCCTTACACCATTGTTTCACTTCCTCTTTACTCTTAAATGGCTTTTGCCAAGAGTTATTATCCATAATCATATTAAATATTGGCTCTAGTTCATCTATAAAAGATTGAACAGTCCAGCCTTCCCAAACATGTCTGTCATTACTCATAAATATTTTATTTTGTTATTTAAAACGGAAGAACCTACCGAGGATATTACCATTGAGGTACTCCTCTTTTTCTAAGACTTCATACAGAAACTGATGTTTAGTTTCTTGATAGGTAAGATCCATTGCACTGAAGCATATGAGTAGCATCTCACGTTTGATCACTATACCACTCTTATGAGCATCCTTCAGTATTTTATTACTACTGTAATACTTCATAAAGTCTGGTTTAATCTCCCGGACATACTTTTTGAGTCTTTTATCTGTGACTTGAGCTAAAGCTCTTTTACCAAGCTTCTTTTTTATATTGGAGAAGAAGTTCTTCTTACCAATATATCTCACTGGTTTGCCATTAATAATAGCACTCATCTCATAGATAAACCCTACTGCGTTTTCAGGTATATCATCTTCAGTAAATTCTTTACCCTTAAATATCCACATCAGAACTTGCCTTTTAATAGTTCATTCATTTTTTCTTTGACTTTGATCAAGCCATGCATTGCAATAGAGTCAGATAAATCTTTCTCCATATCTAACAATATTGGTTCAAAACCAAATCTGTCTTGATACTTTTGCATAGATGCTTTACCGGCAGTATCATTATCAAACAAGACACATATTTTATTAAACTTAGATCTTAACATATTTACAGTATGTTCAGTAAGCATGCTATTCTCACTGTCTGGAGCAATAACCTCTATGTGTTTATAACCTAACTTAACAAAACACATTAAGTCCTTTAGAGAAGATGTAATAACAAGATTCTTGTTTTTATAATTCAACTGATCACCACCCTGAATATAATTCTGCACCTTAATAAACTTCTTTTCAGTGTTCTTAGGCATGTAGATCTTATACAGAGAACCATCTTTTCTAAAATAACCATAGATGTACTTGCTACTAAATCTATGAGAGATTGTTTCATTCTCTTCTTCCTTTTCCATTTTGAAAAATTCAAGAGGAGCAACCTCATAGTGTTCTAACAGCTTAGATCCAATTTTATACTTAGACCAATAAGCCTCATCAAGGTTTGTCCAGTGTCTTATTTCATAATCAACTACCTTATACTTATCTTGAATCTTTAGAGCTACCTCAGCACGTTTACCATTGTCTTTGACATAGCTTTCATAATCTGATGTTATCTTGGCTAATGCACTGGATGTATCAAGATTATATAAGTGCTTTACCAAATCCACATGTCCACCCTGATGCCCTGATGAAAAGTCTTTAAACTTATACTTTCCAGATGAGGTATCAAAGTATACAAACATAGATGGCACTCTGTCTTTAGGATTAAATACTGAGAGCATCTTTACATCTTGGCCGGTGAGTTTTTCTTTTAGATTCAGATAATATTCAAATACCCATTCTCTTGGTACATCTTCTATAGATGTAATAAGCGTTGTAGAAATCATAGCTGTAAATTTAATAGAAAAGGGGAGCTGTTTCCAACTCCCCTATAACTATTTAGTCTAGGCTGAAGTCAGAAGCTGCTCTTTTTGGAATGTCTAAATCATCATCATCACCAAAGGAGCTAACAGTTTTAGTCTCCATCTTTTTCAGATGCTCATCCTCATTATAAGGAAGTACAGCACCACCCTTAGCGGTAATAGCATAAGTACCTTTACCATCTTTAGGGAACCACATATCATAATTGGTGTACCCAGACTTACCTTCATATTCCTTACCTGCTACGCAAGCATCAAAATAGATATCCTTAAATGGCATATCTTTATTGAAAGCTTCTACAAACTCTTCAATAGTATCATGCGCATTGTCCTGTGCAACAAACCATTCATTGATTCCCAAAGTCTTACAGAGTTTCTGTAGAAACATCAAGATTGATCTATCTCTCTGAATCTCAATACCTGTTTTGGTTTTACCATCTGCAAATGCATATTGGCTAGCTTTCACTCTACCAATTTGACCTGCATAATGTCCAAGAGATTCATTATCCTTATCAATCAAGAAACCTTCAAAACCTGCAATAGGTTCTGTTTCTACATTTACCAACAGGTGATATGCTCCCTGAATGAATTTAAAATCATCTAGAGCAACACTATTAATCTTTAGTGTATAATTACCCGGTGCAATTGTTTTAGGTAGTCCTGAACCACCTTCTTTCAAGTCTGTTGTGCTTAACGCCATTTTACTTTGTTTTTAATTAATCAATAAATACTTTATCCCAGTAAGTCTTGTACTCACCGTTCTCATCAATCTCAGCAATGACTATCTCTTCATTTCTAAGATGCTCTGGTCTTGCTCCACATGATACGTCATCATTAGTTCTGAAGCTGAGGATATTCTTATTACCCTTTCTGTAGAGATAACCAATAGCATCTGAATTAGAAGTTGTAATTCTCTTCAGCTTACCGGTTAAGTCTAAGTCCATTGCATTGAATGTTCCACCAGCTTTCTCTAACTGAGTATCTTTTACGTGACCTACAAAGATCACATAAGGAGCCCATGTTAGAATGTAATCAATGACTTTGGTAAATGCCTGCCGTGTCCAGAAATATCCTGCACCCTCTGGCAAGCCAAGGATGTTACCATATTTCTCTTTACCACCGCCTGGATTAAACCAATTCTTACCCATTGGAGCTTTAGAATAAAGCATCTCTGCATAAGGGATAATCATTTCTTCTAATGCAGTTATGGTATCTACAGCAATATATTTATACGGATTACCCGCTTCTTTAATTGCTTTACCAATCTCTTTGAGTTCTTCAAAGGTCTTGGCTTCTACCTTCATTGCATTAAGATACTTTGTACCACCTTCTAAATCTAAGATAAGACAGTTTTCAAGCGTACTTAATAAACTTGTCTTACCAATCTTAGGCTTAGAAAAGATGATTAGATTTTTAGGGCTCTTACATTCCGGAGCCACTTTTGTAGTTGGCAATACTATTCCCATCACATTTCAATTATGTCATTTAACCATTTCTTTTGGCTCACAGGCTTCTTCAATAGAATTGCAGCAAGATCTCTAACTGTTAGTTGAGAAAATGGTGCATCTAAATCCGGATCCATGATTTCATCAAAGTCAGGGAATAAAGATTCTTGAACAGGTTCTTCCTTTTCAATCTTAACCTTTACTAACTCAGATACTGGCACTAAGTATCTAAAGTGACCATTAGTACCTGGTTCAGTACGCTCATACTCTTCATCATAGTGAGGATTAAATCTCCACTTATAAAGAGTTCTATCAGGATCTTCAGGATCTAAGTCTATACTTGTGAACTCTGTGTAAATATCCCTACCTTTCTTTACTTCACTAGCAAAGAAACCAATGTGCTGCTCATTCATACCTTTTGGTACATAAGCACATTTAGGAATAAACAACGGAGATTCTTCTTGTATAAGCTTGAACTTCCAATCATGATGTTTGAGCAACTCCTCAGTCTTCTCTTGTCTGTTTACATTTGTTGCTTTAGTTGATAAACTCATAATACATCATTTAGTTGATAATCTTTTCTCCTGTTGAGGAGGTGTAATCATTTCTACAATTTTCATCTTCTCAAATTCAGCTCTGAAAAAGCTAAGTCTTGTATCACCATTCCGGCATTTCAGAAAGTGTAAGACAATAACTCTATCATCTTCAATCACATACCTATCAGGACCATAAAACCTAATCTTCTGTTTAGCAGGTCTATTGATACCTATGACAGTATCAGCATGCTGTAACAGAGCATCAGCCCCGAATAAATCAGACTCCAAAACATAATTACCGTACTTACCCTCTTCATTTCTCTCTGGATTATCTATGTTTCTGTTGAGCTGACTCAGCACAACAAAAGACACAGGATAAATTCTTTTGAGTAGTGTTAAAGCCTCACCAAAATTATTAAGCATGTCATGCTTATCTTTCTCATATGGTGCTTTCTTAAACAATAAAGAGTGATCTACAGTAATCAACACTTTTGGCATAATCATACTTCCTTCAGAATCATAAGTTGCATAAGTTTGCATGTAATCCCCTATTATATCCTTGAATTCTTCTATTGTACAAGGTTTCTCTACTACATCAATGGGATACTTCACTTTATCTTTTGCGTAATCATAACATTTTTGTAAATCAGAATCACTTAGCTTTCCATCAGCACTACATAGGTACTTATAGGATCTTCCAATAACACTGGAATACTCACGTATAGCTGATGTTCTAGCTAACATCTCAAACTGAAATTGCAGTACTCTAAAGTTCTCACCTGGATTAAGAGGGAAAGACTCCCGCACAATCTGTTCTGCAATTAGTGTTTTACCTGATGCTGGTCTACCACCTATAACTGTGAGTGTATTCCATTCTATTCCATCTGTAGTAGCATCATTAAACTTAGGCCATGGAGTACGAAGACTCTTAATATGCCCACTCATTCTACCCTGCAGATATTTTAGAGATTCTTGAAAACCCTCTCTCTGACTATTCCATTTTTTCTTTGGAGCAGCCTTGCTTTTATTATCCATATATACTAGTTTATAGCTTCTTTCTTGGCAAGATTGTATAACGCATGGAACACGGTTATCAATAGCTCAATACCTAAATACTGTAAGAAACTCATAGGTTGGATAAACGTATTGATTATCCAGTAACCCGCCAATGTGCCAGTAATGGCAATTAGCAATAATTTAATCTTCATACTACCTTCTCTTTAAAATGCGAATCATAATTGTAATCACTGTCTCCATTCATAAATACCTCACAATAATTAGCTAGCTCAGACTCAAAAGTCTTTTCTGCTGGGTTAAGCTTTCGGATAAAGTATTGAGATGTTCTCATATACTTGTATCCTTGTCTTTCATACTCATCAACATACATTTTTGTAGCGTTGATTACAGTATCCCAATCATAGCTGTGAGTCTCAAAGAACCATCTAAAGTTATTCTCTAAATTCTTCTTATCAGACCTAGCATACTTACCGCTTGGTAGCTTAAATTTAGGAAAAATATCTAAATATTCCTCAATTTTTGTAGAGAAATCATCACCCAAAATAGCTGATGAAGTCTTCTTTTTACTCTTCTTAAAATAAGCATCAAGCTCATCAATTAACAAGATAGCTTTGCCTGTTGGCATACCATCTATTAACCATTCTCCTGTAGACAATCTTGCCATCTCAATACTGGAATTCACCAATGAACTTGGTACAGTATTTTTCTTGATGTTGTAAAGAATGTATAAGGAGTTTGGCGTAAGTCCAAGATTTATTATCTTAAAAAAGATCTCTTCCATATTACCACTCAATGTCAAAGTTATAATTCTTCTTCAGGATATCACTAGTCTGTTGAAAAATATCCTTACAATCCCATTGCTCCAAATGATTATAGGAAGCACTTGCTGGATGAGAGACAAACAACTTATAGTTATTGTCATTTACTGCATCTGACCATTCTTCTGCTTTCTTACCCATATAAATGTACACAAGACCGTTGTTATTCCATGTTAACCAATCAAACAAATATGCCAGAAAAGGTCTCCATACTAAATAATGTTGACCTACCTTACCTACATTAGTTGTCAAAGCTGTATTCAAAAGTAATATACCTTGATTAGACCAGCGTTTTAAATCCATACCTCTTGATGCGTTTACACCGTTATACACTGTTCTGTTCACTGCTTCAAGCATAAACCTAAGACTTGGCTGCATTTCTTCTGCTTCACTTAAGCTAAATGCAATACCATCTGCTTGATTAAGTCCTGGATATGGATCTTGACCTATTATTACTACTTTTAACTGATCATATGGACATTCTTCAAATGCCCGGAACCAGTTCTTCATAGTAGGAGTAAATCTTTTACCATCTCTAGCTTGTTTTGCTAATGCAGTAATGATATTCTCAAAGTCTTTACTATAAATAAATCCCCGGAGAACTCTTGCCCATCCAGAAGGTTCTAGCTTAGCATAGATTTTATCTTTTATCTCTTCTATATCTAGTTTATCACTCATATTATTATATTTGTACTATGGCA